TTTATCTCGGCAAAATACAGCGAGCGCAGGAATTAAAGGAAGATCGTCTCGAAAAAATAAATAAAATTGACGATCCGACTTACATATCAGCTAATCAATTGATTGAGCAAACGTACAGTGAAGAAAAGCGCATTGAAAATGGCAACAAGACTTTACTAGAACTTCGGCAAAAAATCTTTGATATCAAGAGTGAAGTTAGCGGCGCGAAAACTGCCTTCGGTCAAATGTTTGCTCAAATTAATGCTGAAAAATTTGGAAATTTGAATGAAGCCGCAAATACAGTTCGAAAGATGCATCAAGAAATGCTTCAAGCGGCAGGCGAAAAAACAGTATTTGACAAACTACGAGAAGGCATTGGCGGTTTTCAAAGCGACCTCGATCAGCTTAGAAGAAAAAATGACGAAAAAAGAATCCAAAACGTCATAAGAAGAATTGAACTTGAAAGAGGCTCGCCATTAACCGACGCAGAAAAGTTAGAAATTCAAAAACAAGAAGGTAAGTATTTTGGCGTTGGCGACGAGTCTGTTATCGAAAAGCAATTTAATGAGTTAGGCGAGAGTATAAATCGTGAGATTCAGCTTGCGGCTGCGGTAGGTAACGCTTTTAGAGAAGATGCTTTCGGTGATAAGACCGTTAGTCAAATCGACAAAGTCAAAACATCTCTTGGTGGTGTAGTTCAGGTACTTTCAAACATAAGTGGTGCAATAACTGGCATTGATATCGGTAGTTCACTACAAAACATCGATACTGCAAAAAATAACCAATTCATTGATGGTTATGGATCATCAAGCTATAACCCCGCATTAGGTCAATTCAATAATACGATTAGCACTGGAACGGCTGCGATTACTCCAGATCTTAAAGGTGGAGCAAATCTTATGTCAAAAAATATGTTTCGTTGGGGAGATCCAAGATCTGCAGGTTGGTACAAAAAAAACATTACAACCATCACCACTAAAAGTGGTCAGTCTATAAGCGTACACAAAGACGCTGCGCCATATTTCTTAGGTTTTTTGAATGAATTAGAGCAAAGTGGCTACCGAATAGATTCCGTTGGTGGCTATAATCTTCGCAATAAACGTAACAGTAACTCTCCATCCGAACATGCTTTCGGAAACGCCATTGACGTTAACCCACTCAAAAATCCAATGGGTAAGGGGGTTACTACGGATATGCCTCTTAACATATCCGATATGGCCGCGAAGTACGGCTTGAGTTGGGGCGGTGATTGGAAGAGCGTCAAAGATCCTATGCATTTCGAATGGACAGGGCGACGTCCGATCCTTTTAAACAATGCACCTAACACGAATGCTGTGTATTTAAGCGCGCCAAATTTGA